AAGAATTCTATATACGGACAACTAAGAGCTCAATTTTACAATGATTCGGGTGATAATCCATTTACTAGGACCGGCCAAAAATCACCAAGATATACTACTGCACGATTAACCAAAGAAAGATTTTTAAGTGGTTCAGCAAAAGTAATTTCTATTCCACAAATATATGTTGGAGAAGGAATTAAAAAAGGTTCTGTTATTTTAAAAGATAATGTTAATCAATTAAATGAAATTTCATACTTTGATGATTCATTTGGTAACATACAAGATAATAGAGATTCAATACAATTAAGTAGAATTGATGTAGAAAATAAAATAATAAATTTTTCAGATTTATCAGAGTATGCATATTCGGGTTCATTATTGGAATTAGACCCATTGACATTTGATATTGAAAATAATATACTATCAATGTATTATAATGGTAATTTATACGAATTAATAATAGTATCGATAGATATAGAAACTAGTGCTGTAATAGTTGAAGATATACCATTTTTACCAGAAGAATCACAGGGTATTAAAATAGGAAATGTATTTTATAATCAAGGATTAGTTACATTGACGAAAGATTCAAATATAAGATTATTATCAAATTGGGATTTAACATATAAATCAACTCAAACTATTTATGAAAATGAATATCTTTTAATTGTAAATGAAGATGAATTTAATGTATCACAAAACCCATCAGCAGTAATTGAAAGTGGAAGAGAAACATCTCATGTAACTAATACAGATGGTAAAATACAAAAAGTAACTACAAATACGGGTGTAAAATATATTAAAAAATTAACAACATTAGAAAATGGAGATATATTGGATTATAGATTTAGTGGTTCGGTTGGGAATAAATTAGCAGGATTTGAACATTATGATTTAAGTGGTTCGGTGGATAGTACGGGTTCATTCTTAGCACCATTTATAACAACCATTGGATTATATGATGATAACTGTGATTTAGTAGCAGTTGCTAAATTACCACAACCAATTAAATCAGAACCAGATATTACTGTAAACTTTATTGTTCGCTTTGATACTTAAAAAATAATATAGGTTATGAAAGCAGCCATTTTGATATATGGAATGTATAGAGAATTTGATAATTGTATAAAAAGATGGGTTGATATTGAAAAATATTTAGATTGTGATTATTATTTTTCTACTTGGAATAAATCTGAACAAAAATATTCAGATGTAGATTTATTTAAAAAATTCGATGTTACTCCAAATATGATAACCGATTATCTACCAAATTGTGTGTATGATATAATAGATGATGGTTATATATTTCCAATTAAACCCCCATATCCAAATTCTAATATGTTAATGTTTCATTGGAAAAATTTATATAAACTAATGATAGATAGTGGAAATCATTATGATATAGTTATATTAACAAGAAGTGATAGTGTATTATCATTTAATGAAGAAGTTAATATAAATGATTGGATAAATGAACATCCAAATGATTTATTTGGAGACCCTATAACTATGATACTACATAATCCAGATAGTACTAAACCAATATCTGAATATTTTGAATTAGATTTATATAAGCTTATATCAAATGATATAATGTTCGCAGGTAGTATGGATATAATGTCTAAGTGGATAAACGAAATACCAGATACTACAAATATAAATAAAATATTACATAGTCACGATTGGTTAGCAACAACGTTTCAATCTCTAAAATTAAATCCAAATCCACATTTTCCATTTACAGCCCATTTTATTAGACCTAAGTTTTATCTTTTTTAATACATAATCTTATATTTATATACAAAAACAATTAACAATGGCAACAATAGAAGAAATTTACAAAGCTCAACAATCAGCATTAGGTGTTGATAAAATCGGATTTGAAGCGGGTGTAAACGCAAAGACTCCATATACTACGAATGATTTGAAAAAAGCAGATGAACAAATATTAACTGCTACAAAGTTCAAATCGGGCAGAGGAGGCGATATAAACGAAAAAAAGTATTCCGATACTTTTAAGAAAAAATAAAAAATTTAATGGCTAAAAAAGTTATAAAAACGGCCAATCCTAAATGGGTTGCAAAAAAATATGGATTTAAATCTGGTTTAGAAGAAACCATATCTCAACAAATAGAATCTAAAGGAATTAAAGTAGAATATGAAACTGAAAAAGTTCCATATATAATTCCTGCATCAAATCACACATATAGTCCTGATTTCAAATTACCTAATGGTATTAGAGTAGAAACAAAGGGTAGATTTGTAGCAGCTGATAGGAAAAAACACTTGTTAGTTAAGGCTCAAAACCCTACACTTGATATTAGGTTCGTTTTCTCCAATTCTAAGAACAAAATCACAAAAAACTCCAAAACTACATACGCAGATTGGTGCGAAAAGAATGGTTATAAGTATGCTGACAAGGTAATACCGGAAGATTGGTTCTAAAATATTTGGAAATCTAAAATATTTGTCGTATCTTTGGATTGTGTTGAAAAGTACTGACAAAAATATCGTAGTATCTACGCTTTCTAATGCGTTGGGTAGTTATTCCAATTTAAGGGGTAACGAATTAGCATTTTACTGTCCATTTTGCAATCACCATAAACAAAAGTTACAAGTTAATACCGAAACCCAAAAGTGGCATTGTTGGACATGTAATAGTGGTGGTAAGAAATTAACTTCTTTATTAAAGAGGTTGGATGTTGACAGAAAGACAATATCAATCATTAGAGAAATCTATGGAGATTCACATTATAACCCCCAAAATGAGGATGAAGGAACAAAGGTATACATTCAGTTACCAAAAGAATTTATCTCCTTAAATGAGGAGCCAAAGGGGTTTAATCCGGAGTATAAACATGCTATCCATTACTTAAATGAAAGAGGTATTACTCAAAATGAAATTATTAAGTATAATATTGGGTATTGTAAAGATGGGCTATATAGTAGAAGAGTAATAGTACCATCATATAATTACGATGGACAATTAAACTACTTTGTTTCTCGTTCGTATTATTCGGAAGAAAAAATGAAATACAAAAACCCACCAATCAGTAAAAATGTAATATGTTTAGAATCGCAAATTAATTGGAATGAACCAATTATATTATGTGAGGGGGTATTTGATGCAATTACAATCAAGCGAAACGCAATCCCATTATTGGGTAAGTTTCCATCAAAATTATTAGTAGAAAAAATCTTTATGAGTGGAGTTAGTGATATTATTATTTCTTTAGATAATGATGCAATTAACGAAGCACTTAAAGCAGCAGAATATTTTCGTAAACAAGGTATCAATGTTAAAATGATGTATCTAAAAGATAAAGATGCAGCTGAAATAGGATATGATAAGTTTTACGAAGAATTAAAGAAAACAAAAGAGTTTTCATCGGATGAGTTATTATTAAATAAGATTAACAGTTTATGAGTTTAAAAAAGATTTACCACATTGCAGACGTACATATTCGTAATGTCAAACGACATAATGAGTATAGACAAGTATTTGAAAAAATGTTTGAAGAAATCCGTAAAAGAGGTACGGAAGATTCAATCATTTATTTGGCAGGTGATATCGCCCATGCTAAATTAGAATTATCTCCTGAATTAGTGAGAGAGATTAGTTGGTTATTTACGGAATGTTCTAAATTATGTGAAACAATCCTTATCACAGGTAATCACGATTGTAATATGAATAACTCCGATAGATTGGATGTACTTACTCCAATAGTGGAAGCCTTAAATCTTCCAAACTTTACATATCTAAGAGATACGCAAGTTTATGGAATAGGTGGAGTTGATTTTGCAGTATTCAGTATTTTTGACAACAAAGATAATTGGCCTAAAGCAGAAACTTTAAGTGGAAACAAAAAGATTGCTTTATTTCACGGACCAGTTGATAATTCTCAAACGGATATTGGATATGTAGTATCTTCTCGTCATTTTACAACGGATATGTTTGATGGATACGATTTAGCCTTATTAGGTGATATCCACAAAAGACAAGAGATGATTTCTCCTAAAGGTTGTAAGGTAGTTTATGCCGGTTCATTGGTTCAACAAAACTTTGGTGAAACTTTGGATAAGCACGGATTCTTAGTTTGGGATTTGGATACAATGAGTTACGAAGCAGTTGATATTCATAATGATTATGGATATTATACGATGGATATTGATAATGGGAAAGTTCCTATTGTA